TACCTTATATACCAAGTGACGATTGACAATTGTTATAGCATAGACTGTGCCAATATGTTAGTAGCTTATAGCGTGCCAACTAATGTATAAGCATATAGTATGCCAAGGGTCGTTCGCCGTAGTCCCCTTCACACAGTATAGAGAAATCCCTATATTGCCCCCCTGTACTTGACAAACGGCGAACGACCCTTGTTAATGATTACGAGTTACTTAATAGACCCTCCCTCGACGAGCGACAATCGCCGTAGGACGATTCGGAAAGGTCGGAGCCTGTCCGTCTATCGCCACGCGGCAATCGTCGATCCTGGCTTGTTCTACCCTTACATAAGGAAGAAACTCGTCAGGCCCCGGAAAATATTCGCAGACCCTCTATTAATTAATGTATACGTGTTACATAACATTCGACGTTCGTCACTCGTCGTATAGAGCTAATTCGCTATATAGTCCTTGTTCTATATTTATAGGTATGGTAGTATATACATAGGACAGGTGAAGTGTGACGATTGTCATGCGCCGTCCGAGGAGCGCCAAATGGCATTTGAAGGGATTTTCAAGTCGGCAGAAGAGAAGATCAAGGAAATCGGGTTCGAGGCTCTTGATTGGGCGATTGACTCTGTGGTGGATGTTGCCGAGTTTGTCGATAAGAAGCTTAAGGCTGACCCGGAAATCGAGCGTCTGATCGTCGTTGCTCATACGGCGCTTAAGGCTGTTCGAGACTACATCGCTAAAGCGGAAATTGTCGTTGAGACGGAAGTCAAGAAGGAAGAGGTGAAAGACGCTCCTCCTGTGGTAGTTGATGCCCCGGCTCCGGTCGAGCAGACTGCGGCCTCCGTTGTAGCGCCCGATGCCGGAACTCCGGTCGTCTAGGATAAACGTTAACGTCGCAGCGTATCCTGAAATCCTTATGCACAAGGAAATGGATATCTGCGACGTGTGCGTGTTCTATGAAGTAGAGATAAGCAACCGCATGGGGTTCATCGGTTTGACGGACCCGGAAAGAAAAGAGTGCAAACACTGTAAGTTTATAAAGGTTGAAGATGGAGCTATCGCAGAAGAGAAATCTAGCTGAGCGATTCATAAAGCTTGGCATGGATGTATACTCCTCGCTCATCGCGTCTGACTGCACCGCTTCTGAAATAGAGGCTCTACAGGCGGACGAAACCTTTACGCGCAAGTGCGACTTCTGGCAGAAGCAGGAAGTAGCGAATTGTCTTGAGCTAGTCGATAAGGCTATGGCTATAAATATCCCTCGCGGTATCTCTGTTGAAGCTAGGTGGAAACTTTCGAAGATCGACAAGGGTCGGTTTGGAGATGGTATCTCTGGCGTAGGTGCAGGGGACAAGAAGAAGTTCACTATAACGTTCGAGACTGCGGGCGACTCTAACGACGATAATATGGAAGTGTTCTCTGGCGGCGAAGCAGAGAGTACTACGTAAATGAAATGGAAGCTCAACGAGTAAAACTATTTAAGCATCAGAGCCAGTTAATAAATGCGCCTTACAAGTACCCCGATTGCTCTTACTTCTTTATGATAGCAGGGTACGGTTCAGGTAAGACGACCAGCGACGTATTCCTTTTGTTAAGCTTGATAGAGCGCTACTTCGATAGTCCTATTAAGATTGGAGTTATGGGAATTACCATAACGCTGCTACGGAAAACGTTGATTGGCGATTTAATAAAGTTCTTTATCTCTACTGGTTTACCGTATGCTTATGATAAGCAGGAGAACATAGTTAGAGTAGGCGCTGTGGAACTTGTGCTGATCGCCATAGAGCAACCGTCTAGCATATACGCGCATAACTTTTCGATAAGCATCGTTGATGAGTTAGACGAGCTAGAGTTCTCTAGGTCAATAGATACTTTCAAGGCGGTGCAGGAAAGAACACGAACGACGCTTCCCGATGGTCGTAAACCTTTCAGCGTGTTCACTACTACTGCACAGGGTTTCGCTGGTACCTATTCTATAATCGAAACGCTTAAAGAGCAGAAGCAGAAGTTCGTTAAGATACAAGCTTCTACTAAAGATAATACAAGTCTTGATGCGGATTACGTCAAGCGCTTGTATGCAATCTATGATGAGAACGAGCGGCTGGCCTTCTTGGAAGGGTACTTCGTAGCTCTGAACAGTGGACGGGTATACGGAGACTATAACCCTACCACCGATCTAGTACCGGATATTGAAATAGACCCGCAAGAAGATATTTACATAGGGCAGGATTTTAACGCGGGTTGGTCTAAGGGTTGCGCGTTCGTTAAGAGAGACAAGGTACTCTACGCGGTAGACAACTTTAGCTTTGTTAAGATTGGCGATGCACCGGGCACTATAAGAAGCCGGTTTCCGAACAACGAGATATACTGGTTTCCTGATACGTCTTCTAAAGAACTTCTTGCTGGTTATTCTAGCGAGATAATGAACGAAGGCATTCACTTAAGGATGGGAGATTCTAACCCTTCTATATCAGAGCGAGTGCTGTTCGTGAATAAGATGCTTAAGACAGGGCATCTTAAAATATGTAAGAAAGCTAAGGAACTGGATACGGCTTTAAGGGTTAGGCAGTTTGATGCTAACACAGGGAAGCCGGAAAAGGGTAAGGGGAGCACAGCCCCCGACCATATTGCTGATGCTGCGGAATACTGTGTTGTTAGACTTGTATCGATGGAGAAAGACTTCTTAGACCTTTGGCAGCTTAGTAGTACAGCGCGTATGGGTGGGAAGAAGAATTACCCAGTAGGTAACGGGAGTATGTTTGGTGCGTAAGTCGTTCCATGCCATAGTTAAAGAACTTGACAAAGATAGCTTATGGAAAGAACTCTACTCTAATCTCGCAGAGCACGAGAAGTGTTCTGCTGATGTTGTAGAGGACTCCTATGTTGATCTTATGGGATTTACGACTTCCGAGATAGACAACTATCGTGACTTACAGTATGCTGTTGTTAAGGATAACTTAAGGAGAGAGGGTTGTTACAACTCTCTCGCTGACGCAGAGAAGAAGATGACTTCTGTCATGCCCGATGTTGCTAAGGTTATGGGCGACAGGTCTAAGAGTATGCAGTTTATTCTTGACGCTATTAAGAGCGGCAAGAACCCGAATAGTAAAGAAGTTCAAGATGGTTACTATAACGCGCTTACGGGTATTGGAGTAACTGGATTCGATCCGGGTACCTTTAATCTCTCCTATACACCTGTGTCTATGAGTCCGAACGAGTGTACCTCGTACTATGCGTCGGGCGGGCTGGCTTCAATCATAGTTGACAAAAAGTGCCAGGGAGCACTTCTTAACGGTTATAATTTTGCAAGCAACTCCGAGAAAACCGGTTTATCAGAAGACGATAGGCTTACTCTTAAGGAGTACGCTAACTCCGTAGGTTTCGATCAACAGTTAGAGCATACCGATAGAGACGGTCTTATATACGGTGGAGCTTTCTGCTACCCTGTATTCAAGAACGACCGTCCCGATACCTTTGATATGCCGATGGAGCAGCTAGTAAACGAGAAGATCGTAGATAAGGATTGTATTGATTACTTTGTAGAAGGGGATAGGTGGAACTCGATAATGGTTCCTAACTGGAACATTACCGCTAAGGATTACCTCTCTCCTGATACGTATATGATACCGCTTGCTGGCGTTCGCGTTAACCACGAGAGAATGGCGATCGTAAGACCTATCATGTTGCCGTACTGGGGCGCGTTACGGCAACTTGGGTGGGGACGTTCTGATTACGAATCGTATATAAAGAGTCTGATAGCGTATAAGGTGCTTATAGCTGCGGTCCCTATTATTGGACAGCAGTTAAGTCTCCTCGTTCATACGATTCCTCTTGACGGTATTATCGCGCAGAACGGCCCTGGATATGCTGCGCAGTTTGCTCAGAACAACAATGCCCTGCTTCGTGCATGGTCGATGACCAATCCTCTTACGATTAACTCTTATGGAGAATTGAAGAGTATTGATAGAGACTTTAACGGTTTTGCTGATCTTAACATGGCTCTTAGGCAGGACATTGCAGCTAACTGCGGTATCCCTGAGTCTGTTCTTTTTCATACGCAAGCTACCGGATTCTCTGACAGCAAGAACGATTCTACGTTAAAGCAGTCTGAAACGATACGCAACATAAACAATGCGGTGATTCCTTCTTATCGTAACATCGTTAAGATACTTATCGCTTCTTGCTTTGGGATTAACTCTGAGCAGTTTAAGAAAGCGGACAGCGTGCGTATATCGTTCGATAGTCCTGACGTGATATCTAGTGAAGAGCGCAGCAAGATGCTAGAGAAATTCAGTTCTGGTATCAATATGTTCGTTACTGCGGGTATCAACGTACATGATGCTGTTGTGATGGCTCGTAAGTTCATGCCGGAAATCGACGTATCGGAAGAGATTATGAATGGTCTTGAGACGGAGAACCCTGATCCTAATCAAGCGAACGAGATGAATGGAAATGGAGCTAATCCAGCGAAACCTGGGTATAAGCCTTCTAAAGATGCTAAGACCTCTATCAGTAAAGAGGGTAAAGAGTAATGAACGAGCGCCTTGTTAAGAATGTAGCTATCGCTAAGAGCGGTATTTACAAGTATGGTCGTAATGAATTGCCTAGCCTCTTGGGAGATAGTGCTACGCCTCCCACTAAGTACCAAGGGCTAGGCTTTTTTAATGTATATCGTCCTGCAACAGTCTTAGAGAGAGCTGCGCACATGTTCGTTAAGTTGCCTCTCACGTTGGAGCATCCTAACGAGATGGTGTCGCCTACTAACTTCAAGAGATACGTGGTAGGCTACACTGGTGACAGCGCTTCTACCTCTATGAATAAAGAAGGTAAAGAGGTCCTTGTAAAGTCCTCTTTGGTTATTGCTGATGCTCAGGCTATGAGAGCTTATTATAGCTCTATACGTGAGGTTTCTCCTGGGTATACTGCTGACTTTGCGTGGGAAGACGGCGTTGCACCTTCTGGTGAGAAATACCAGATAGTGATGAAAGAGATAACTTCTGTTAATCATCTAGCTTTAGTACGTCACGGTAGAGGCGGCTCTGCTGCTGCTATCTTAGACCATCAAGGAGAAGGATATATGGCAAGAAAGAGCGGCCTAATCTACGCTGTACGTAAGATGTTGGGCGTCCGCGACAATGCTAAGCCCTTTGTAGAACAAGTATCCGACTTAGTTCTCAAAAGGTCCACTATTAGCGACGAGGATATCGTTAAGAGGGTTGATCTTCTTAAGGATTCTATCTGTGATCTTCCCGATTCTGCGGACAAGCAGAAACTCGATAGGTTTATCGAGGATATGGCTCGTATTAAAGAGGAAAGTGATGACGCGGCCTCTAAAATAGGCGAGATTGTCAGTGGTCTTTACGCTACTCTCGACTCTTCCGCTGTTTCTGACGTTGCCTACTACTCTATGGGCGCGGAAAAGTCCGAGAAACACGAGATTTCTGAGTCTAAAGAGTCTTCTGCGGCT